ATGTCCGTGGCTGGTTGGTTGCAAATGGCGCAGAAGGGCGACTCCTTCAGGAAAATGCGCCTCAGTTTGGTGTATTGTTTGTTCCTTGCCGATTGCTTGGAGCTTACTCGTTTCAGCCCCTTGCTCTTCTTCTTCTTCGGCAAGAAGTAGTTTACGCCGTCCGTGGGTCGTAGTTGTTCTGGCGTCTCCATAAACGTGTGAGACACAGGAAATCCTTGTAAGACTCCATGAGTTGCGCCCCGTCATACTTCACTACGTCAATGCGTCCCGGTTCGGTCGTAGAGATGTAGATGTTCATGCAGAGGGCATTGGTGAAGAATAAGTCTTGGTAGTGCGCGATGTAGTAGGCCGCAAGTTGCATGGGATGGGTTTCGCCGGGGAAGATTGGTTCCTCTGGCTTCGTCCGCTTGCTCTTCCAGTCCAAGATGCCTTTGCCGTAGGGACTCTCAAACACTACGTCCGTCGTCCCTGCGTAGCCTTGCGTAGCGTTCACAAGCACCGTCTCGGCCTTGACTACTTTAATGCTCAGGCTTTCCAGCTTGGCAAAGGCTGGTTCTACTAGCTCTGACAGCATACAGCTACGCTCCTCATTCAGAGCTACCTCATGATCGAAGTAGTCCTGACCCTTTAGTTTGCCCTCAATGGCCGCGTGAATGGTGGTGCCTAAATCGGCTGCGCCCATGCCGTCCTGCTTGGACTTCTCCAGCATATTCCTAACGTAGTCCCCCATCTCCTCACCGGGGTGTGGAGGCATCTGGAAGCAAGTTTCGGCCACCTTGCTCATCTTCCAGCGTTCTAGGCCGGGGCTTGCCAACATCTTCGTGTAGGCTGTAACGCTAGGCAGGAGCTTCTGCTCCCGTGCGTCCTTTAAGTTGGTGGGACGGGTAGGGTTCTTGGCCCCCTTCTTTGTGGCCTGCGTATGACAGGCTTTACCGTCGAGTGAATACCAGTGTCCAGATTCTGTGCTCATAGTTGTTTGTTTTTTTCTAGGTCTGCTGAGATTTCTTTGCTGAGAGCCGCAAGTTTTTGCAACTGCTCATGGAGCACATCGACTCCCATTTCTTTTCCGTAAAGCCCTACAAACTCACAGGCTCCTAAGAGTCTGCCTAAAGAGTGGGCCATTAGATAGTCGTTTTTGTTCATGTTTATTTAGTGACCGCGTATTTTCGCACGCCCACGGTCGGGCTCGGAGGGTTCTGGTTTAAGTCGATACCGGCGACAAATTAGTAGGGCTGTTCTTCGGAGGGTTCGTTGCTGGGTTCTGGTGTCGCCAAGTTGCCAGATTGTAGCTTCTGGGCCACGCGGATGAGCATGGAGGCGGTTTGCCACAATGAGTTCTCGTCAATATGGACTCCGCTCGGAATGAGGATGTCCACGGCTTTGTTGATAGCCATGCCTACCGTTACACCCTCAATGCGCGGGCTTTGGGTGTATTGCGTTGGGGTGCCTGTAACCGTTGTGGCTGGCGCGGATTGGGTTGCCTCTCCTACTGGACTGATGATGGACTTATCGCCCAAAACCACTTGACCCTTCCCCTGATAGTCGTCGCCGCGCTTGATGCCCATGCCGCCGAACTTAACGAGCTTACCCTCAAGCGGAGAAAGATCGCGGCTAAACGAGGTGGCGGAGACTTCTACGCCATCACCTGACAGGTTGGCTTTGTAGAAAGTCTTTCCTGCCTTAGTGCTCACGGCCTTACAGCCGCTCACATTTGCTTGGAAGGTGCCGGAAAAGAAAGTTCCCGGTGCCGAGTTTACGAGGTCTTGGAGTGTCTTATTCATGTTTTAGGTTCTTGAGTTCTTCGCAAATCCTGCGAAAGGAATTTTTGGCTTGTTGGCTGGTAATACCCAGCTCAGCGTAAATGGCTTCCCAAGGGCAACCCTGAAGGCCGCGCCTGTATTCATACATCTCGTCGCCGTCAACGATGTGGCCTACCTCTGGGTGGTCCACCAACATGAAGTCGCCGTCAATGTGGCAGTAGTCCGTGGGGAGAACAGTCTCCCCGATTCCTAGCAAGCGTGTGTTGTCTATGTTTATGTTCATCTGTTTATTTGTCGTGGAATATCCACGTTGTTTCTTTATCTACCCGAAGCACCGAGAAAGGTCTATTGATTGATTCGTGTCGAACTATTTCTGGCTTTTTTTCTTCAACTTTCGCAACTGGTTTCTCCGTCGCCTTTTCTATGCTTATTTCGTTGCCGAAAAGATCGTATTGTTTCATGCCTGTTCCTCGTAAAACCAAGTGTGCGGCGCGAAGTATTTGATTCTGGAGTAGGCCAGCGGTCCATCCCTGAGCTTCAGTTGGAGGAGTTCGTAGTCGTAGGTCGATTGCCCTAGCTCTTGGAGGTTTCCCGTGTGAGACTTGCTTGGCCGGTGGAGGGCAATAACTCTGTGCGCGTCCTCCTCAATGGAGCCTGCGTCACGGAAGTCAGAGCGAGTTGGCGCACGATCTTCCCGTTCGTTGGAGCGGTTGAGTTGTGCCGCAACCATGAGCACGCAGCCCAAAGTTTTCCTCAGCGGTATCATGGCTTTGCTTAGTTGCCCCATGCGTTCGTAGGCGGAGCCATCGGTGCCCCTGATTAGACCGAGGTAGTCAATGATTACTAGCTGAGGCTTCCAAGAGGCCGCGAGTAGGCGGCAACGAGATTCAATTTGCCCCACAGTCATGTCCTTATCGAACACTCTCAGGTGTTGCTCGCCTAGCCGCTTTAGAGCCTTGAAGTATTCCTGCTGTTTATCTGACAATTCTTGGTTGATTTGCCGCAAATTTACCTTGCTGCGCTGTCCCGCGATTTGTTTCACCACAGCCCCGGCTGAGGTTTCCAACGTAAAGTAGGCCACCCGTAAGCCCCGGTTGAGGTTGTGCGAAGCGATTTGAGACATAAACGAGGACTTGCCTATCGAAGTCCGCGCTCCGACAACCACATATTCATGTGCTTCCATAGGGCTGGCCAGCTTATCGAAGCTAGGCAGGCCGGTAGTTACCAAGTCCCTATTGTCCCGAGTTCCAGCTATTTCCTGCTCGGCCCACAATTTAACCTCAGTGATGAGTTGGGTAAGGCTCGGAGCCTCCGATTCCGTGGGTTTTAAGTGAGTTTGCAGCCCTTCCACGAGTGTTGACACCTCCTCAGCCTTCCCGCCCCGTAAAACGCACGCAATCGTATCCTGAAGGGCAGGTTTAAGCGTGGCCAACTGTCCCTCCCATATCAGGCTCTTTAGAGCCTTCTTGCCGGTGACTGAGCTTTGGCAGGCTTTTTCAGCCGCAAATAGCTCATCGGCTGGGCACTTATCGCCCAAAGCTAGGTAAACACTGTTACAATCGGTGAGCTGGGCCTTGGAGCGCAGCCCCACAAGGGTCTGCCAGAGGGTGCGGTGGGCTTGGCCGAAGGCTGCGTTCGATAGCCCCTGCGCTATGCCGTCGTCAATTAACTCAGGGCAGGCTAGGCACGCCCCGATGAATATGCTTTCTTTGTTCATTTGTCATCCTCCCATAACCCTAATGTTTCAAGAAAAGCGCGAGCACGTTGGGCGGCGGTGGCGTGGACGATAGCGCATCGCATCTCGGGTTGGCCGTGCGCTAACCATAGCCATCCGCGAAAGGCGGCTTCTCTATCGTCCCGCAACACCTTCTCCGCTTGGTGCATGGCGTTCAAGTCGTTGAGGTAGTTGGGGATGTCATGCTTGAACACTAAAAGCCCACTAGGATTCATAACCCAAGTTTCCCAACCACGGGAAACCCAGCCTTCTTTCTTGGCTAGGCAGTCGGGGTGATCGTGCATCTTCCAGCCACACGCTTCCGCGATGGCGATACGTTGTTTTTCTTTGTTCATTTCTTTATTTTGTAGCTGATGTTTTCTAACGTGGGTGAGTAGTTGTCTTTGTTCGCCTTAACTAGCCGATCAACAGAAGGCAGGCTTAGGCTGTGTATCTTACATAAATCCTTGCGGCTCAAACCCCCTCGCCAGTCCAGCACAACGGATAGGGCTTTCTGGGCATCAATTCTAGGCCGTGAGGCAAACTCTCGGCTCTTACCCTGTGCAATGGGGTTGTCCGCAAATCGTTTGTAATATTTTCCCATCAAAAATCTGACGGAAGCCATCGTTTCTGATATGTTCATAGAGGTTTGACTCCGTTCTTTCGGCAATGGACCTGAATTGCGGCCCTACTTACGCCCAATTCCTTCCCAATTTGCTTAATGGGCATGCCACTTTTTCGCATTTCGAGAATAGCGAAAATCGTCTTGGCTGATAGCTTGTTGGTTTTCCGGTCTTCTTCGATTGGTCCCCCTCCTTCGCGCATAAGGCGCGGGGCATGGCGAAAGATTAGGTCTAGGCAGATACTTGCTGTGCTCATTTTGTTTTGTTAGGTAATTCGATGTAGGCCACTCCATTGCATTTTTCGCAAGTGTGTCGCTCGGCGGTTTCATCATCCGCTGAACAGGGATTTCCGTTTTCATCGTAGGCTTGGTGTTCAACACCATCGTTGTCACAGGTTGGGCATTTTCTGAAACATATTTCTCCGCTTATTACTGCTCTCAACCAATCGTTTTCACATTCAGTATAATAGGTTCTCATTGATTTTTCATTTCTTTGTTTGGTAGAGATGTCTGTGTGTTTTTATTCGAACTTCCAAAGACTTATGTATCTTTCTAATGCCTCCCTGTGCTTTGCTGCCCTCAAGTCTGGGTCTACGATGTAGTGGGCTGCGTAGAGTTGTGATGCCACGTCTTTCCACTCTCCCATTCTCTGTATTGCCCATGACCATTTAGGGCGGGTTTCACCGTGTAAAAAAAGGCGGTCTTCCATTTGCTGCAAATAGTATTCAGCAGATCCAACCTTGCAGGATTTTTCCAGATTAGACATGTTTCGACTGTCAGGATGTGAAGTTTTCATAAATTAGATGCGTTTTGTGTAAAGTTTTTCACTATTAGATTGTCGGCGCACATAAACGCGGCGTGCGCCGTTTGCGTGAATCGCAATGTCCACGCGACCTGCCGCGACAGGGAAGATTTTTAGCTGTTTCGTGCGGCAATACGTTCAGCGATTGCGAGTGCCCTATGCTCGGTTAGCTGTGCGTTTGTGACTGCGAAAACGGTTCCATCTTTGCTGACGATGTATCCGACCCACTGACCGAATTGGTTTTGTTTGGCGTAGTGGTTTTTCATTTTGTTTTATTTTGGTAGAGGTAGTGTCTTGCTAGGTGGAGCGGTGCTCCATGATCCCTGCAAAGCTCTCGTAACGTTTTTTGTGCTTTGAATAGGTCCGCAACTTTCATTGCGGCCCAGCCTCTTTTGGTAGGCAATCTAATTCTGGTCTTAATGACTGTTTCTTTAGGCATTAAGACGGTTTGGGCATTATCAATGCCTGTTTGTTGAGGTGTTATTTCTTGGTTCATGTTTAAATGAGGCGAAAAACCCCCTTTTAGGGGTTTCCCGCATTTTTGTTTCTTGTTTTGACGCCGCTACGCAATTCGCGGCTAGTAGTAAGCTCCCCGGCGATAGACAAAAGAGGGTTCCATGGGCCAAAGGGCTTAGAGGCTTTTTCCCGCTCGCTGATTCCCTTAAAAGTATCAAGGTTTCGGAATTCCGTGCTCCCCGTGTGATGAGCAAAAATATGGGCCCCATGCCAGCAGTCTCGATCCCTAAAGTTGACTGATGGGCTTAATGGAAATTCCTAGCGAACTGAGTGTGTCCCCGCTTAAGGGGTCCGGTGGTAGTTGCCTTATACGCCCCCGGAACGGTGCGTTCTGCTTTCTGGGCAACAAAAAAGCCCCAAGGTGGAATCAGCACCAAGGGGCATTCTTAGACCAATCCGGCTCATTAAAACCGGAAAACGTAAAGTGTCCTTAAGCTCTGATTCAGCTACCTAACGAGGGGATTATACCATAGGCTCAGTGTCAAGTGGTTTGTAGGGCACTTTCGCGCTTTGTTTGTAAATGGCGTCCATCGACGATTCAACGTCTGCAATCTCTGTCGGGGTTAGACTCACTCCTTTCTTTTTGTCTTTTGTCATTTGGTAGATTTCCGCCTCTACCATGCAGGATTCCAGCTCCCGCTCCACCCATGCCCTGAACGCTTTTGGATCAGTTATGGTGAGGCCGGGAGCATCTCTCCAGCAGAGGGTGCGGAGCGTGCCCTGAAGCATCCCCGCGTAGTAGCTTGTGCAAATGTTACGTTCGCCAATTACGGCCCTGAATTCATTATTTTCGTTCATTTTTTGTTATATTTGTTATATCTCACCGATTTTTGTTATATTTGACTGTTATTCTGCAATTTTTGATTATTTATCCCAGTGGTCGTCATCCTCGGCTCGCCAAATGAGCCAGAAAAGAACGAAGGGGACAAGGAGAATCAGGGCCAAACCGAGGCCGATGAGGTTGCTGGCGGTCATAATAGTGTCATTTATTGAGGTTTATCTGAGTTATCGGGCAAAGGATTACCATTTACCGGAAGCCGGAAAATAAACGCCCCTTCGCCCCGCATGGCATGATCGAAGAGTGCGTCAATCGACTCGCCTATGGGGATTCCGTAGGCTTTACGCCACGCTCTGAGACTGGCTAGGGTGCGAGGCTGCACGAGGCCGACAATTCGCACCTTGGGCAGTCTATAGGGCTTAGGCGTCATCGCAGAAGCCTCACCGCGAGGCATAGGACTAGCGCGCCTATGGAAAGCAGGCAAAGCGCGGCGTTGAGAATGAGTCTTGTCATAGGTGTTTTTTGATTTTGGCCCAATAGGCGTTCAGATTGGCTAGTTTCTTCCCCGTTGCTTTCATGGCGTTCGGTCCGCCGTTATGAATCTTGGCAAGCGTTTCCAAATCCGTTCCCCCGGCCCACGCCTTTGGTGCGTAGCGTCGCATATAAGCCGAAACAACGGCCCGCGAGTAGGCGATATCGGAGCATTGAGAATACGAGCCCTTTACGCCACTATCCACCCAATAGCTCTTATGAATCTGCAAAGGCCCCAAAGCGGCCCCGTTATCGCCCTTTATGGCCCCTAATCGGCCCCCGGTTTCTACCGCATGAAGGGCACGAAAGAAGGATTCGGGAGGCGCGGCCCCCAAAGGCACGGCAAGACAGAGCATAAGCAAGGTGCGTTTCATGCGTTGCCCTCCACAAGGTAAAGGCGAAATTCGCCGCCCTTCCCGTCGTCACCCCAGACATCCTCGCGACGTGCTCCCGCCTCGTTGCGGTCAATAGCCGTGTGCTGGTGGCTTTCGCTCCGTTGGGCCACCCATATCAGAGCCTTATCGACATTTACACCGCTGGCTAGTAAAACCGTTACGATCTCGCCGTAATGGACGCTGCGGTGGATGGCATCATGGATATCGTGCGAATCGCGGGCGCTCATGCGTTGCCCTCCGCCTTGGCTAAAACGCTTTCAATATGCGCAAACGTCGCAAGTTCGCCCTCCGTGCTCGCCATTGTGCGCAGTAAATTGCGGTAGGCTTTGACGATTTCCAACAAATCGGGCGCGGCTGCGATTAGGCGGGCATTTGCTAAATGTAATGGCCCAATGTCGGCGGGTTTCCCGTTAATGTTTCCCGCCTGAATATCCGCAAGCCAAGAGCCCCACGGCCCTTGCCCGTTAATTGATAGGAATTTGCTCCCATCTTCATTTGTGCAGTTTTCAACCGACCAAGGCCCCGGCGTGTGTGTGTGTGTGTTCATGTTGTAAGGTTTCAAACGGATTTCCCGACAAATTCGCAGTAATCCAATTCAGCCAACTCCGCGATTGGCAATTTGCGCCACGCTTTGCGTATAACCTTGCGGTGGGCGTCCACTAATCCCGCCGCATAGAAACAAGAACGTTGAAAGTGCAGGAAATCACGGCCCCTTGGCATACGTTGGCCGGTGAGATATTCGGCTAGCCGCTTCACTGCGAACATTTTGGCTGCGACGTGAGCGGATACGGTGTTGGGATGCGAGCGGTTGAAATCGTCACCCCGGTGTTTCTTTTCCTCTTCCAAGCACATCCGAAACAGTTCTTGCGGGTAATTTGTCCACGTGATGTTTTCCAACGGGTAAAGCGCGGAAAACGCGGCATCTACTAACTTAATCTTCTCTTTGGTTGTCATTTGTGTGTGTGTTTCCTGTCAATTAAGAGGCAATCGCGCCCCCTTTCAATGCCTCAACCCCGCCCCTTGAAAGGAGGCAGGGTTGGGGTTTGGGGTTTGAGGGTGTTAAACTAACCAAGCACGGCCAACGCTGGCAAGGCTGGCCCAAATGCTTTTATGCTTCAACGCAACGGAACGACCGTCTGGCATATATTCCGCCGCAATAGGTTTCCCATCTTTATCAAACCAAGCACTAATCCGTTTAGACGATAGGTGACTGATTTTATGGATGACGAATCCACCGTTTGGGAATGATATTTTTGTCATATGTGTTTTCCTTTTCTGTTTTGGTTGTTAGGCTGAATAAACCGTAAAATGAACGTTTCCACCCGTTGTTTCGTTCCGGCCCGTGGAATAGCCGATAAAAGCGGAAAATTCGCCCAAAGAATTGTCCTGCGACCAACTCCCGAGCGTGCAAGTGCGAGCATATCCGCCCTTGCCGTAGGTTTTGCGTGCCTTGCGGTCTGCAAAGATTTGCGCCGCCTCTTTCATGGATTCCGCCGTCACGTCACGATGCCCGTTTGAGTTATAAGTTTTCATGTGGTCTTTTTTTTCTGTTTTGGTTTCTGTTCACCCCAAAGCCCCGCCGAGTGTCGGCAGGGTGAGGGTTTGGGTTTTGCGGGGTGTTTAAACCATTGCGAACGAAGCAAACCAAAGTTTGTTTTCAACTCGCACACCGTTTCTGTCTTCATGCCGCCAAATTTCCCATTCAGCAAAACCATCAGCTAAAGCCTGAGCATCGCGCAAAGTGTCGAAAATGCCGCGACTTAAACACGCGCCACCGCTAATTTGGCACGCATTTACAGTATAGAACACTTGGTTTTTTTTAGTTTTCATAGTGTGCTTTCCTTTCTGTTTTGGTTGTTATGCTTTGAATTCAGCAAGGGCGGAACGATAAGCCCTGTCTGCGTCGCTTGCGGCAATCCTAAGTGATTCGGCAATGTCGTGAGCCGATTTGCCGTCACACGCTAGCCCATTTGAAGAGAGCCAAAGTTGCCGCAGGATTTCCGCGTGCATAAATAGAAAGCAAGTTGCCTCAATCGTTGGTTTGATTTTGTCGCTCATGATGTGTTTTTGTTTTGGTTGCCGTTGCGGGATGCGTTGGCGATGTGGAAAGAGTGCGCGAGCGTTTGAGCGATTGCAAGCTTTTCTTACACAAAAGAAATAGGATACTCCGCAAGTTGCTACGCTTGCAACGCTTTGCGCGCTATCTTTTCCAGCGGATTTGCGGCCCCTAATACCTCACACCGTAAGAACAGAGCAAACAGAGAGCAGAAAGCCTGCACAAAGGGAGAGAGCCAACGGATGCAGTCTAAAGCGTGCCCCCGTGCCCTTCCCCGCAAGGTATGGATTGCCCGTCCTCAATCTCCGCCCACAATCCATCACCTCCCATTAGCGCCAATCCCTTCACGCGAGCCTTACCGCTTACCAGGTCGCTGAGATTCAGTCTCAATAAGCTATTCGGCTGAGACATAGGCTGTCCCACCTATCGTTTTGCCGTGATGGGTAGGACATCGACTGTCTCACCCTATGGCCTGCCGCCGATAGGTAGGACATACCTTGTCTCACCCCTACAACCAAGCAGGGGGGGAGGGGGGTCGAGGTTGGGGGGGGGGTGGGGTTATTGTAATTGGTCAGAACGCCCCCATAAAAAAATAATTCAAATGGTCCCTCATAAAAGGAGGGAATATTGTAAATGGTCCCTCCTAAAAGGAGAACGTAGAACATAGTTGAAGAAAACAGGAAAACATAGTTGAACAAATGGCTTGACAGAAATTTTGGGGGCTGGTTACAATCCATACGCAAGCGAAGGATAATGCTTAAAGACTTTTTTTCATTGTTTTTGTTTGGCATTCTATGTCTGGATTGTTTCAAGTATGAGTCAATTATGATCTATTTGTCTAAAGTATGAGCCTAGAGAACATCAGCCCCGTTCTATTGTCCTCCCTAGTGGACAGTGATTGTCGCACCCTAGAGGCAAGGGAGCCGACGAAGGCTATGCTGTGCTTGGAGCAACTAGCGGAAGGGAATACGTGGGAGGAGATAGCTGAGGCTACGGGATTCTCGTTCAATCAGATTAGTAAGGTGAAGGCGCGGCATGAGGTGGCCATTGAGGTGAGACGGAAGCAGTTGGCGGCAGATGGGTTTGAGATGGCAGAGGGGCTAAGGTTGTTGGCTAAACAGAAGCTAGAGATGCTGGCGAACAACCCAGATGCTTTGGCTAAGGTGAACATTCGGGATTTAGTCCTGTCCTATGGCATAGCCGTAGATAAGGGTATGCAGGCTCTAGGGGAGAACAAGGTGGTAGTAGAGCATAAGGCCGGGAAGCCTAGCTTGGAGGATGCTATGAAGGCCATAGCGGATGCTAGGGCCGCGCTTCAGAAGGAGGCTGTTGAGATATGATTTGGCGCAAACACGCTATTCTCACGCCACCAACCAATGAGGAGATGGCGCAAATGCAGCCGGAGGTTCTGGCTAGTCTTTATGACATCTACCATCAGGCGATAGAGAACAGCATACGAGACCCTTACAGGTATGGGTTCAAACTACCTCACTGGAAGAAGGCAGAGGAGTTGCTAGAGTCTTTCAATGAGATACTTGTGAGCGGCGGCAATAGATCGTCTAAGACAACTTGGGCAGCGACGGCGGTAGTAAAGGCTGCAATGGACAATCCCGGTAGCGTAATTATGTGCTTCGCGCAGAATGCAGACGTGTCTATTCGCCAGCAACAATGCGCCATTTACGATGCTCTCCCTGAAGAGCTTAGAAAGAAAACCCTTAGTGCCGAGGAGAACATTAGCTACACGCGGAAGAATGGATTCTCTAAGAGTAGTCTAATTCTGCCGGGGACTAGGAGCCACATCATCTTCAAGACCTATGCTCAATTTCTTAACAACGATACTATTCTGGAAGGTGCGGAGCTGGGCAGTCGTGAACCGGTATGGCTCAATCTTGGGGCTTGGTGTGATGAATACCTTATTGGCCCTGAGCTACTACGCACTCTGCGTTTTCGATTGGCTACCCGTAATGCCAAGGTCATTGTTACGTTCACTCCGATTGACGGTTACACGGAGGTGGTTAGAGACTACCTTGAGAAAGCAAGAACTGTTGAAACCAAAACGGCGGAACTCCTCAATGACAGACCGGTTCCGTTTATTCAACACGCTGCAAATGGCAATAGCGCAATCATCTACTTTCATTCAAAGGACAATCCGTTTGGTGGTTATGATCGTATTGCTCAGGACTTACAGGGCCGTGGCGAAGAAGAAATCTTAACGCGAGCCTACGGGGTTCCAACCAAGAGTGCGTCCACTAGGTTCCCTATGTTCTCGCGGGAGGTTAATGTCATACCACATGACAAGATACCGCGTGAGAACGTAACACGCTACATGATCTTAGACCCGGCTGGGCGCAAGAACTGGTTCATGTGCTGGATAGCCGTAGATGAAAGCGAAACCTACTACGTCTATCGTGAGTGGCCGGATGTCAATGTGGGAGACTGGGCTAAGTGGCATGGAGGACGATGGATAGGAGGAGACGGTAGCAAGGGGCTTGGCTACGGCATCAAGAACTACGTTGACCTAATCATCCGGTCTGAGTCAGACGACAAGGAGGAGATACTGGACAGGCTCATTGACCCGCGCCTTGGCGCAGCCAAGTATCAATCACAGAACGGGGCGAGTTCGATTATTGAAGACTTGGCGGACAATGGACTGACATTCAATCCTGCCCCGGGTTTGGACATTGAGGACGGCATCCAAGCTATCCAAAGCAAGATGGCCTATAATCGTAAGGCGAAGATGGATAGCCTCAATCGCCCT